CAAAGGATTGGTCAAGAGACAGTGGTGAATCCTGACTATTTATACCCGCAAATCCGGGGGCTTGTACTGTAATGTTCTGTAATTGTTGTGCCATTAGCAAGGTGTCCATACAGTTTCAGAAGGGAATCTAGCGGCATCAAACGCTACTGCATCTGCTAACGTAGTATCCGCTAGGGCATATAGTTCCTGTGCTGAAGTACCGCCTGTCTCTCCACGTTCACGAGAGGCTAAGGCTACTGCGTACTGTATTACTGGTGTTGAAGGTACAACTAGTTTATCTGCGTCAGCCGTAAATGCATCTGCTCTATCTACAATGTTAAAACGTAACGTATACGCTTGGTCGGGCTTAGGATACACATCAACTAAAGCATTGCCACTAGCATCCACACCGTTCCAAGAGTAGTACTCAGGAGAACCAGATACAGGCTCTTGTACTAAGTATGCGTTATTCATCCAAGAGGAACTAGCAGGGCGCATAAAGAAGTTAGACGTATCGTTAATAACGTCAAGTATCTTAAACGAGTTATTAGTTCCTGTAATGCTGTAACTAAATTGATTGTTAGAAGTAGTAACTGTAATTGTTTTACGAAGTGCTGACCAATCCCAAGCATCCTCAACAATACGTCTAGCATCGTTGACAAACTCACCTATTAGTTTTACGTAGGAATCGTTTGAGTTTTCAATACTAGCGACTTCGTCCTCGCGCATCCTACGTAGTACACTATTTACTAGTTGTAAGTAAGTCATTATCCATACCTTCTTAAGTTTATCATTTGTTTCTATTTACGCCTTTGACTTTCTCAGTCGTTCTTAAAGCACCTAAACCAAGCATACCCATAAGTACTGGCATCATAGTCGATATATCTAAAACAGGGACTTGAATGGCAGAATCGGCAAGAGCAAGCGCAAAATTTGCCATCGGGATAAGAAGGTAGTTACTCGCAAGTCCAAGACAACAAGTCCAACCAACAGCAGGTCTCCAACCCGACACAAATAGGCTTCTGTGTGCCGCTTCCGTCTTATTAACTTCAATCTGCGCTTTCGCAAGTTCCTGCGCGTGTCTTTCAGCCATTGTCGAAAGTTGGAAGGCGATGGCATTCTTCTTATCTTTATCCTCTATAAATTTATCAAGTAAACCTGTAACTGGTGCTATTAATTGTTCTATCATAAATATCTCACTTTAAAGGATTCGACAGGTAGTCCATACCCTGCCACAAGTCCTCTACCTCTTTGGTCAATGCTTTGAATTTTACTTCAGTATCGCCAATGTCATTAATAATAATTTCCGCTTTAGCTACTGTGGCTTTCATAGCCTCTATCTCGTTAGATAGCGTAGAAACGTCTGTATTCAATTCTAACAGCTTCTCTTGCTGACTTAGTAGTGTCTCTAGTCTTGTGCCTAAAGTCGCTAGATTCTCACGTATGGGCGTTATATTGGGTATCTGTCTTGATTCCACTGCTTCCAGTCTACTGTACAAACTAGAGGCTGTCCATACGCCACCACCTATAGTACTACCAATACCAAGTACAATGGCAATCCATACGCCCTTAAATGATGTGTTACCTATCTTGAGTTCTGTACTTTCTAAACTCATAGTTCAACACACTCCGTTCCATACATAAAGCACGAATAGCCTAAGTGGGTAGGTGAAGTCTGAAAGAACTCTGATTCACTACCTGCGGCTAAGATGTCAGTTTCAGTTACGTATAAGTCTAAACCAATACCATCGTTACCGTTAAGAAATACAGCTGTTAGGTTACGTGTAGTATTGTAACCCATTGACACCCACTGTGCATTAGCATCGTAGAAGATTGTAGTCTGCTCTGCCGTAGTGTTTGCATTCTCAATGCCTTGCTCTAGGAATGACACAGCTTCCTCTGAGTTAGCTACGGCTAGGTAGGCTGATGCATTGTTAGCGTGAGTCTCAATGTCGTCCGTTGACTGGTTGTACGCATCAACATCTTCCTGTTCAATCTGTAGTACTTCTACAGTCTCAGCTACAAAGTCTTGTACTTCCTCTTCCTGCTGTGGATTACCTTCAGCTTCCTGTACTTTCTCAGCTACCTGTTGAACTTCAATCATGTTGACAACAGCTTCAGTAAATGTATCAATAGCGTTGTCCATGAGTTCTAGTTCTTCCATAGCTTTGTTTTCCAACACAGCCTTGATGTCACCGTATGGCTTGTAGTTCTCAGCAAAGTTTACTAACGCATTGTTATACGCTTCTACTTGTGCTTCCTGTATGTGTGCTGTGGTGGACACGTTACCAGAAGATAGTGCATCGCCTTGATACGCATATTCACTAGCCGCACCCACTAGGAGGATACCAGTGTTGATTTGGTCAACTATAGCGGTGCTAGACTCTAAGAGCGCATCGTACTCATCTGAGTGAACTGCGGAACTTAGCACTAACAGAGATAATAGTATCTTCTTCATCTGTGTCCTCTCCTCCTATGTTTAATACAGTATTGTACCAATCTTTTGTTTCTTTGTTGTAGTCTGGTATGTAAACTTCTGGCTGACGTTTCATGACCAACATAGCACGTTTACCTACGACTAGCTTACCGTTTGACAGTATGGGACAAGGTGTACCTGAGATAAACATTGCCTTCCATACGTCAGTGCTTTGACACATACGAGCCACTGCACTTACCTTCATTCCTAAATCAGACAAGACCTTAGCGTCTCTACGTCTGTTACATTCAGGGTCAACATCGTAAGTACCACTGCTAAACCCTACACCTACTGTCTGTAGTGAACCACCTGTACCCTTAAGGCAAGTGTCCATACCGCTACTCATGTAGCTAGGACTAATTGCAGAACCTACTGGTATCTCACTGCTACTACCTACGCCATTGTAGGTGTTACTTACTGAATCATCTTTTGTAGTGTTATTACTATTCGTAGTCGAGTTTTCACCATGATAGGTGTTTAAACTACCTTCCTGCGCGTTGTCCGCTAGTGTTACCCAAGACAACATCATTAGTAAGCAAAATACTTTTTTCACTTCTTATGTACAATCTTCTGTACTGTTTCTGATTCATAAATACGAATACCTAACCAGACAATCGTAAATAAACTCGCAACGGGAGGCAACCAAGCCGCCAACGACATTATACCAGTTGATGCCGCCATTACATCTACAGCTTGTTTAGTTTCTTCCGTTACCATAATATTATTCCTTGTTACGATGGATTTCTTTGTTGGTCAGTTGGTGGTACGTTATACATAACACGAGGACTAAATGTTTCTTCTGTGTTCTGATAACCGCGTTGTACTTCTATAATACTATCATTACCCACTAAGCTATCAGCCAAAGCAACAGCCGCAGTGTGTGCTTCTTCTCTTGTTGTGTGTTCGCTATGAATTACTTGGGTAACAACACCCTCTGCATTCCACTGTAAATATCCGACAACCATAATTAACTCTCTGTTTGGGTTATTTTACCTTCGATACTTCTGACTAAAATAGTTGTTCCATCTTCTCCCTGTACTTGTGTCACTTCTTTTGCTTTTACCTGAACAGTTAAATTACTTTTAAAATATCCAAGATAAACATTCTGATACTCTCTAAACATAAGAGAAGCATTATAAACAACTTTATCAAATTGATACTCTGTTCCAAGTATTTCTGTACCAGATGACTCCCAATCAAAAGGATGTAAGTACACCGTATCGCCTTGTGTTGGCTTATACGCTTGATAAGCATACATAGTTATGTACGTTGTATTATTAGAAGAATAATAGTACCAACTTTGATTGTTATTAAAACCAAACGCGCTTGAACCGTCTGAATTAACTGACATTCCACAATAAGGTGATAAATGTTTAGTAACATCTCCTGAAAGGGCTATAGTGTAAAGACCACCCGATGTTGTTACAGATGTAACAGTTCCAAGAGTTACAGTATCTTCGTCAGAAGGTGTAGGAGCAGTGACTGTTACGTACAAAACACCATCATTAGTCCCATATGTGTTTGAATACTGCAACCCCATAGAAAACTCTAGTTCATTTTCAGAGCCGTCACTAGATTTTGTCTCAAGCAAATCACCTATTCTAGACAAAGATGTAGTAAGAGTATTTATTGTACTTGTAGATAAATAGCCTCTTTTCAAAAATCTTGTTCTTTTTACTTTTTCGTATGGTGCGCCATTAAGAGTACCGTCTACAGTTACATTACCCTTTAGATTAATGGTGTCTTCTTTATTTAGTGTACTTACACCAGAACCTATGTTAACTGTATTCTGTGAATCTGTAGATTGCGTACCAATATTAACAGTTGTAAGTCCTGCAAAAAACCCTGCAAATCCTGTGCCTAAGTTTAAGGTTTTAGTAGAAGCTGTATTGTCGTGATTACCAGTAGCAATATTAGTAGTAACGCTACCTGTTGTACTTATGTCTACGTTAGGTGCTGTGATAGTATCGGTTGCAGACAACTCTCCTGTAACATCAAGCCCGTCTACATCAACTTTTGTTATAAGATTCCCACTTCCATCATATGTTTCAACTCGGTTTGGTCTTATCATGAACATATCTGTCCCAGTGTCCGCTCTCTGGAATTTTATATTAGATAGACCTTTAACAATTAAATCGCCAGTGCCTTGTTCATCTATATAACTATGACTACCATCGTGATAGATTTGTAAGTCGTTATCAGCACCTAGATTTATTTTATTGCTGTCTCCAAAACTAATATTACCAGTAAACGTAGCACCCGACAAGTCTGCTTTGCCTGTTGTGTGCTGACTAACGCTTGAAGAAGATATATACGCATCTGGAACAGTAGCCCAAGTAACAGATGTTGATAAGTCGTTAGTTTCTGCTGTAAGATATGTTTGTAAATTACTAATCTGGGATTCTGTAATACTTAGTGCCGCCTGATGTTGTGTGACGCTAGACTGTGTTATGTTTGCATCAGGTACGTCAGCCCATGTAACGGCTGTGGATAAATCGTTTGTTTCTGTGTATGACGTAAGAAACCTACCATCAAGGTCTGCGGTAACTGTTGCACCGCCTGTCTTAGTCAATGTAAGTACACCGTCACTAGTATCAAAACTAGCTGATGTAACTTCTGTTTCTTGAATAGCGGCTAAAGAGTTTGCCGCAGAGGTAGCTGATGCACTAGCCGCATTAGCTTGAGCAGTGACAGCATCCAAAAAGGAATTGTCCGATGAATCTCCTGAGCCACCTACACCTCTGAATATAGCCATGAAACAATCCTATGTAATTAAAAAAAAGAGAAAAAGGGAAAGGGGCTTCCGAAGAAACCCCTTAAGTACTACTACGCGTTTACAGCGATGTTGAATGCGGCATCGTCACGTAGAACAGCAGTACCATACAAAGTGTCAGCAGTGTATAGAGTAGCAAGGAAGTCCTGCTTGTACTGAGTTTGTGAACGAACACCCATTTGCTCCGCAAGAACCATAGCGTCTTTGTGGAACAACATAGCTTGTTTAACGTCACCACCTGCGGCATTGTCAGTGGCAGTTTCGATGATTGGGCAGTTAGAAGAAACAAAGATGTCAATACCGTACAAGTTACCGATTTGACCATTGTTTACAACTTTACCATCTACGAAGTCGCTAGAAGAGTAACGGTCAATACCCATGATAGCGTTACGTACTGATGGTGGTACTACTAGACAACGATTGTCCATAGGTACGTCAGCATCATCCATTTTTTGAATTAACTCACGGAAACCTGCATCGTTGAATACGTCACCTGCGGCTACAGAGTCTACAGCGTAAGCCTCAACACCTGAATTGCCAGAGAAGTTGTAAGTACCAGTACCAACGTAGTCACCACTGTTGTCACCGAATTGCTTACCTAGTTCAAACAAGCTAGTGTCTACTTGCTTAGCTAGAGCGTAACCTGCGTCACCAGTGTAGAACTGACGAAGTGAAGACAATGCTTGAGTCTCAGTGATGTCTTCGATTAGACGTGAGTACTCGAAGTGCTTGTCTAGTGCGATTTGTACTTCGCCTTCAGTAGCGTTCTGTACAGTAACCGCTGTGCCTTCTGCTTTAGCGTGAGCATCGCCACGAACAGGCTTAGGAATGTGAAGAGTATCACCTTTCTTGCCAGTCATAGATAGCTTCTTAACTAAGTTAGCTAGTACTAGGTTAGATTGATAAGCCGCAACAACCTCGTCACTCCAAATCTCTGGAATGAAAGTAGCCGCGCTAGTGTTGTCTACGAAACCGCCATTTGCGGGATAAGTTGAATCAGTCATTTTTAATTCTCCAAAATAATATTAGTTTCGTACCCTCCCTTCTGCATACGCTTGCATGATGTCATTTGACAATGCTTGGTATCTATCGGGGTCAGTACGCATTAGTTTAATAATGTCTGCGCGTCTATAGACCTTCTTGCCTCGCTGTTCACCACTACCACGAGCATTGCCTGTGGATGCGGCTTTAACAGCCTTCTTGCGTTCGCTTTCCTCAGCGGCTACAGTATTATTGACAACCTCTTGACGTTCCTTCCACAATGTGAATAGTTCATCAGCGGCATCAAAATCATACTCTTGGTCTGCCTGTACAAAAAGCTGTGTTCTAATCTTAGAACCCTGAATCCACTCAGCAAACTTACCGTCCTGCAAAATATCATCCATATCAGGATGTTTAGTCTGTAGTTGGTTCATTGCTGTTGAGTGGCGATACTGGTTGCTAATTTCTTCAGCTTCCTTAATCTTAGGGTGATTATTAATCGCTCTTTCGACTGCCTTGTCGGGGTCTGAGAAAAAGTCTACTTCTTCGTCAGCTTGTGTTACTTGTGTTTCTTTGTTTGAGAGTTGTGTCTGAATGTAGTCATCAACAACCTTACGTAACTCACCTACTTCGGAACTTTGTTTACCTAAAAGTTTTTCAGCTTCTTGGTGCATCCTTACGATGTCCGCTGTAGACTTTCCTTTGTACTTCTCAGGTAAATCATCTTCTGTTTCGGTTTGTTCCAGAGTTTCCTCTACTTGAGGCTCTGGTTGGTCTACTGTATCTTCTTCAACTTCACCAGTAAAAAGGTCGGTGGTGTCTTTCGCTTCTACGTCTTCCGTTGGACGCTCTTCTATTAGTCTTGCCATTATTAAACTCCGTGATTATATCATTATGGAGGTGTATTAAGTGTAAGGGTTCTATGGTCAGGAGTTGTCCTTACGTTATAGTGTTACGCCTTGTTAGTCTTCATGTGGGACTCTCTTTGTTTAGACCATCTACGGACTTCCTTCCAAGAGTTCTTTTCACGGTTAACTTTAACAGGTGTAACGATTTTTCTAGCCTTCAACTCACAATCAGGACAATCAACTTCTTCTACATCTACGTCTCTTAAAAACTCATTGACGTGTCCGTTGTCGCATTTAAAGTCAAATAAACGTCTCATTCTTCTAAGTCGTCTTGTTCTTCTTGTTGCTGTTGTTTAGCTGTTTCTATCTGTACTTCTAAATTTAGTAGGTTAGCCATGACTGCAAGTTGTCCCTTACGAAAGTAAAGGTCTTTGTCATCCTGACAGGCTTCTACTGAATTTATGTTATCAGCACTTCCCCTTAAGTCTTGCTGTAAGTTTTTCCAACCATCGGTACGGAACATATCTTCAAGGGAACGATAGTACTTCTCAAGTTCTACTTCTGTTGGTGTCATACACTGTTTCTCCTTAATGGACAGCTTTAATTATTAATTTATATAATATACTTAATGTATACTATAGGAATATTATACCATATTTGGTCACAAAAGTCAAGAACTATTTTCTATGTCTTGCTGTTTTCTTTGCAATCTTTTTAGGTTGTTTACTAAATTGTTTACCTGCTTTGGTGTCAGCACGTTTCTTACGTGTCGTAGCGGCATATTCCTTCTTGGTCAAAGCCTGACGTGCCTTTTTAGGTAAGTAACGCTCACCTGTAGCCTTCTTACCCTGAGTACTAGGCTTGCCAGACTTAGTTCCCCATTCCTCTTTAGTCCACTTAGATAGAGACTTTTGGGCTTTAGTCTTACCGCCAGTATAACCACCGCCCGCCTTCTTGTAGCGTTGAGTGGCTAACTGTGCCTTGCGAGCAGACCATTGTCCTGCCTTCCCGCCTTTGCTTCCTGCTTTGACTGCGGCTACGATGCGCTTCCATTTAGCTTCATCGGTTCTAGCCATTAGTACTTACCTTTTACTTTCTTTACTTTCCTGCCAGTCTTTTTAGCGGCTTTCTTAGCGGCAGTCTTACCTGCTTTAGTGTATGGGAACTTCTTTTTACCTACCATTGGCATAACAAATACCTCTTTACCATTTGACTTTATCAGCCCAATAAGCCGCAGACATTTTACCTTTGGCAATGTTTCTACGATGTCTAGCCTTAAAGGACTTACGTTTAGCTTTCATTCTAGCGGATTCACCTGCTTTAGGTTTACCCGCAGTCTTTGCTCCCTGCTCACCAAAGCGTATGGTCTTAATTTTGTCACCTTCCTTAGCAACCACCACATGAGACTTCTTAGGGTGGTTCGGTGTACGCTTAGGTTTGTTATAACCAGAGACTCCTGCTCTGGCTAATCTTGGGTCTTTTTTTGTGGGCATTAGTTTATACCTTGTTGTTTTTCTTTAACAGCTACTTCACGTTCCTTTAGTAACTTGTCTGCAATCTGTAAACGTCTTGCAAACTCTTTATCGTCATCATCACCTGCATCTAAGTTAGTAGTGACAGCTTTGATACGGTCAATCTCAAGTTCTTCAGGTACTGCCACAGCCTCCACAGCAAGTTTCTGCGCTCTAGCTTGTGACTCCATAGCTTGACCTTGTAGTGCCGCAGTTTGTGATGCTTGGAAATCCAACTGTGCTTGTTGAACAGCCATAGCCATTTCCTGTGCTTCTGGGTTAGGCTGATTAGCTTGTTGTAGAGCCATGATAAGTTCTTCACGGTTAGCCAAGTTCATGTTGTCCACGATTGACATAATCAACTGTGAGTACATTGGACTATCTGGTTGCATAGTCTGTAGTAACTGTACAAGCTGTGTAACTTCATACTCACGAGCAATAATACCTAGACTGCTAGAAGTATGGAACTTGTAGTCCGCTATAGGATACTCTTCAGGATTGAATTGCATATAACGGTGTGCGGCTTTAGTTACGAAGGGAATTAGGAATGATTCTTGGAAGTTGATTAGGGTACGCTTGTGACGTTTGATAATAGCACCGAGGCTCATAGAGATACCTGCGGCTGTTTGTTCGCCATTAATAGAACCTGCAATACCCGCAGAGTCGATAGCACCAGTAGATGTTTGTACCATCTTCTGTAGTTCAGCGGCTTGTGCAAACGTAACCTGACTAACATTACCAAAGTTAAGTGGCTGTAGGACTTCACTAGGTGAACCATTAGTTAAAATAGTCTTACCTGCACGCACTTCGGCTCGTGCGCCTCTAGGCATACGTGTAGCATCAATAGCCATCATTGGGTGGATAGTCAATGCAAGAGCATCAATACGAGCGCGTATTTCAGCGTCTAACGCCTTTTGAGAGTTATACCCTTTCTCACATACACCTCGTCCCCAGAAACGGCTAGGAACGACATCCCACGGGAAGGCAACGATAGGTCTGTCACCCATCATGTATGGATTAGCTTCTGCTTTGAGTAGTGTACCGTCATTAGCAATAACAACGATAGCTTCTACGTAGTAGGAATCATCTTCATCATCTGGAGCGACTAGTTCTTCTACTTCTTGTTCTGCTTCTTGTTCTTCTTGTGCCGCTTTTAATAAATGACGAGGTACTAAACCGTAGTACTTAGTTAGGCGTACCTTATCGTCTTCAAACACTGACAAATCCTTATCTGGCTCAATGTCGAAGTCTGGTGCGGCTTCACCTACATATACATTACGGTAAACACCTTGCTCTTGTAGTTGGTCTACTAGGTGTGTAGGTACAAATTCATCTACAGCACAACCCAACGCTTCTTCAATGGAAGTAGCCAATGGGTCGATAAGGAAG